AGGTTCGCGGTGGGATAGCCGATGGTCCGGCCCCGCTTGTCGCCATGCTCGACGATGCCGCGGATCGCGAAAGGCCGGGTGAGCAGGCGCGCGGCTTCCTGCGGATCGCCATCGCGCAAAGCCTGACGGATGCGGCTGGAGGAGACGACCTCCTCGCCTTCGCTCACCGCCTCGACCACCCGCGATTGCAGCCCGAGTTTGCCGCCGAAGTCGCGCAGCAGATCGACATTGCCCTTGGCACCCTTGCCGAAGGTGAAATCGCCGCGCGTCACCACCCCGTGCGCGCCCAAGCGGTCGATGAGGATTTTCGCGATGAAATCCTCCGCGCTCGTCCCGGCGAGGTCCGCATCGAAGTGGAACACCAGCATCGCGGTCGCGCCGGCGGCGAGGTAGAGTTCCTGCCGCTGCTCCAGCGTCGTCAGGCGGAACGGTGCCGCATCGGGACGGAAGAAGCGCACCGGGTGGGGATCGAAGGTGGCGATGATCGAGGGGCGGCCTTCCGCCTTGGCCCATCCGATCGCCTCGCCTGCCACGGCCTGATGGCCCCGGTGAAACCCGTCGAAATTGCCGAGCGCGATGATCGCGCCGCGCAGCGCCTCGGGAATGGGGCGGCGATGATCGAGCCAGCGCATCAGATTTCACCCTTGGGCTTGGCCATCGGGGCGAGCCCCTGCCGCAGCACCCGCAGCGCATTTTCGCCCATCACGGCGCGGATTTCCTCGGGCGTGAAGCCTTCGTCCAGCAAGGCCTGCGTGACTTGGTTCACGTCGGCCATCTTGTCGGCCCGGGCGATCTTGTCGGCCATCGAGGACTCGGTCAGGTCGGCCCAGTCGACGAACCAGTCCCGCTCCGGGAGGATGCCGAACCGGACGAACCGGGCGACCATCTCGCGAATGTTCGGAACCGCGATGCCTCGGCGGCGGGCCATGTTGACCTTGGCCCATTCCTCAGCGTCTTCAGTGCTGGCGCGCTCGCCTGTCTGCGACCCGATCAAAATCTTCAGCGGGCACTGGACCGAGGCCGCGAAGGACTGCAGGGCGATCGCGAAGAAGTGCTCGGGCGATGGCAGCGTGACACCGAGCGTCTTGGCCTGCATGCCCTGGAGCATGAGCAGCTGGTCGAAACCGCGCTGCCACTCGGCGACCTGTTCCTCCATGACCTCCCGGACTTCATCCGGCTTGCGGCCCATGTTCTTGGCCATCTGCTCCAGGCTGGCCTCTTTGTCGATCTCCAGGATCGGCGCCGATTTGGCGTTCTTCCAGAAGCCCTCGCCGCCGGCGCCGACGATCTTCTCCATGGTCAGGAGGTCGTTGAAGCCGGGCTCCAGGAACGATCGGCCATGCACCGTTCCGTCGCGGGACCACACCAGCACGCGATCTGGATGGACGTTGAAGGACCGGACCTGCCCTTGCGGGTTGCCGACGGCGGACTCGTTGAACTGAAACATCGCTGGGCGGCCGTAGTCCGGCGCCCGCTGGTCTTCCACCCAGGACGAAACGGTAAGCTGCCCCTGCCAAGCCGGGATCACCTCAACAAGGCCGTCGAGGCCGCCCGGGACGCGCGTGACGGGCTGTTCGAACGGCTGGTCGTCCGCGAACCGCAGTATGACGCCGCCATAGGCCCCGACGAGGCCGCGCCGGTCGGCTTCGGCCAAGTGCTGCCAGAGGCGCAGGTCGTCGAACCGCCGCCTGATCTCGCGCTCAAGCGGGGTTTCGTCGCTCGTCTGCCCCTGCGAGCCGTCCCGCTCCTTCTCCAGGAGCCAGGGATTGTCCTCCCAGGTCTTGGCGACGGTCTTGTCTACGCCCGCCCGGGCCAAGCCGTTGCGCGTGTAGGCGTGGAAGAACTGGGCGAACTGAACCGCCTCGGGAAAGCCGAAGTCCTGATAGTGGTTGTGCTTCGTCGAGCCCAGGCCAAACCAGGACAGGAAAGTCGGATCGCGGAACCGGGTCGCCGCATTCGCCACGAGGCGCAGCACGTTCGTCTTGGTCACTGGCGCCTCCTGAGGATCATGGCGACGTTCGCCTTGGCTTCCAGCTTCAGCTCGGTCACCGCCCAGACCAGCGCATCCATCCGGTTCGGGCTCTCCTCGCCCTGATAACCGGCCGGGGTGGTCATCAGCATCTCGGCTTCCATCAGCGGGAACTGCTCGCGATGGCGGGCCCGGTTCTGGTCGTAAAGGGCGGCGACGGGCTCGGCGCGGACTTGCTTGCCCCGGCTGGCGGTGACCATGACGACGCGGGCCTTCACATCGGCGCTGCGCAGCGTGCTCTCGACCATGTCGCCGCCGAAGTTCTTTTCTGCGACCACGCAATCGGCGCGCCATCTCTCGACGCACTTGGCGACGGCCGTGGCCCAAGCGAACGGACTGGACGCCGGGCAGGTCGCATCTTCAAGGACGATGAAGCCGTCGGCGTACTCGGCCGCGGCCACGATGCCGACGTCGTCACCCCCGCCGGACGGGTCAACGCCGACCACGACGCGGCCCCAGCCATCCTCTGCCAGCCGGCCCATGTGCCACGCCCGGTCAAGGCCATCGCGGTTCCAGATCGCGCCCTGGACAGACGGCATGTAGCCGCCAAGCCAGATCCAGATCGCCCGCAGACGGTCCTTGGCGAAGTCGAGCTCCATCAGCTCGCGGAGGGCCTCGGGGAAGAACGGGTTCTGATCGTGGTTGATCTTGCGGACGATGGCCCGCTTGGGCTTCACCGGGCCGCGGAAGAAAACGTCGATGGGGTCAGTCGCGAGCCTGGGGTTCCAGATCGCCCACAATTCCGAGATCGGCGTCCGCAGGATGGTCGGTAGCAGGACGTCCATCGAGGCCTGGCGCACCTCCTGCGCCTCCTCCAGGATCGTCAGACCAGCGCCTTCCAGGGACTTGATCCCCTCCGGCTTGTTCCCCTTCCACAGGCCGATGAACATGATCTTCTGGCCGCCGCGGCCGATGAAGGCGCCGTCGACCTCGCGGAAGTAGGTGTTCAGCAGGCCGTAGTGCTCAAGCCGGTTCCTCACCAGCTCCAGCGACGACTCCTTCAGGTTCGCCATGATCTCGCGCAGGAAGACCACGCGCAGCTTCGGGGTTGTCACGGCATGGAAGATCGCCGCGTTGACGAACTCCCAAGACTTGGCCGAGCCCCGACCTCCGAACGCCGCCCGGTAGCGGTAGGAGCCCAGCGGCGTCTCGGTCAGGAACCGAAAGGCCGGGATCGGCTCGTAGATCATTCGGCCGTCTCGTAGTCCTCGTCGCTCGGCTTGGGCGGCGGGCCGGACTTGGCCGTGACGTACTGGACGGTGACGGTCGACGTGTCGGTTCTCTCGCCCTTGTCGATCACCAGGCCATTGAGCTTGGCGGCGTCCATCAGGCTCGCGCGGGCGACCTGAAGCATCGCAGCCTCGTTCTTGCCCTCAGCCTTCTCGGCGATCTTCAACAGTCGCTCGGTGATGCCGGCGACGGTGATTTCAACGCGGATCGCGGCGCGACCTTTAATCTCCGCAACCCGCGCCTCGACGCTTTCATTTGCTTTCAGGCGGGCAGCATTGCCGCGATTGGCCTTGAAGCCGGCGGCGACGTAGGCGGCGTCAGCCGTTTCGCCCTTCGCCAACTCCTGGGCGAAGCGCTCATGGCGGGCGTTCTTGAGGGCCGGCATGTGACCTCCCTCGGTCTAGAGGTTTCGCCCCGCAGCCTTGGCCGCGGTTCAGCATGGGAACGGGTGTTCGGGCGCCGCTGGGGGCGAAGGGGGGTGGCTACCAGTCGAAGTGCGAGAACGACGTCCCGGCGCTCGAAAGGATCGCCTGGTGGTCGGGGCCGAACTGTTCGGTGAGGGCCTCGTCGATGGCGGCCAAGAAGGCGTCCAGGTCGTCCTCTTCCTCGTCGGGCATGGCCGGTCTCCTGAGTGGCGATCCTGGCGGCAGGGATGTATTACATCCCCATGACCCAGCCGAAGACATCGCCGGTTTCGTTCAGGCCGCCCGCCGATCTTCTGGAGGCTGTCGAGGCCTGGGGTTCATCGCGAGGGCTGGCGCGGAACGCTGCGCTGATCGCGCTTTTGCGCCGAGGCCTGGATGCGCCGGAGAAGGTGAAGGTCTCGCTTCCCGTTGGGGCTGATCGCCCGGCCTATGGGTCGCGGTTGAAAAAGCGGTGAGCCGCCCCGGCCCCGCCTACTTGAGCCTCCCACGACAGGCGTAGGGCTTCGGCGGGGCCAGGGTCTTGAGGCTCAACCCCGAGGGGCGAGCAGACACAATTCGAGAAACGTGGCGCTCAGCAGCTCCTCTGGGAGACCACGGCGCGGACCAGATCGACGGCCTCGTAAGGGTCGATGTCGAACCACTCACCGGCCATCCGGTAACGGAATAAGT